ATTTTGATTTTTTTTTACTTTTTAATTAACCATTTTTGAAAAAAAAATACATGGAATGGAATCGGATATCGCCGATGAGCCGATGATCGAGAGAGTATACTTTGAAAGTCCATTAATCCATGCTCATACCAAAGTAGTGGGAATGGGGATCAATGTCAAGGTCAGTGCACGCGGATGAAATCGCTTCTGCAGCCCCCGATGACGACGACAACCATTCGCCAAATTCATCGTCACTGATGCATAAAGAAGACGCCGACTTGGATTTCGCCAAGGATGAAACGGATGATTTCTTTTGGGTACTACCGTTGGTGACCGTTTTTTTGGCGCGGGATGGCCTTTTGGGAGGAGGAGGAGGAGGAGGAATGGCGGGACCAGCAGAATAAGTATCTTCCAATACGAGAATAGGGCTGGCGATACAGGCCGATTTTTTCACCTTGTACATTTTTGATTTTATTTCGCCTAAAAAACACTGGTTTTCGAAAGAATCGGGGTCTAGTCCATTTTCCATAAATCTGTAAAGTCGCAACACATCCAATTTGTTAATTTCGAATTTCTCCACCGCGTCAAATACATCTTGAGAGCTTGCATGAGTTTGAAGGAGCAAGGAAAAATGGCTGAGTAAATCCTTCCGATCCATGTTTAATGCTTGGCACATTGAATGCAAAAATAGCATGTTGTTGTATTCTGTAGAATATTTCGTGAGAATTTTTGTGAAGCGAATGTCGGTGACTTGGGAAGATGAAGATCCCTTCTTCGTGTCCATTTGTTTTTTATTCTCATGAAATAAATGATGCGTAAACATGGTCTTGATGAGTGAACTCATTTCATTAAACTGCCATATCTGCTTTTGAAACGTTATGCGATCAATATAATCTCCAAAAACCAACTTGTCCAAAATGTCAATATACTGGGGTACGGTCGATATGGCATCGACGACATTTTCATGAAATAGCATACCGACAATGGTTCGGTCTGACTCATGAACGATGCCTTCATGCTCCACAAATTCAAATTCTTGCCGAAACAAACTAGCGGTTACATTTTTAATGTCGTCGTTACGAATTTGGCTGCGAGGAATGGCATGGAGAAGTTCTCGCCATTGATCATCGGATTGAAAGCGATGCTCTTGATTTTCTTTGTCTTTCGAGTCATAGAGTCTCGCATAGAGTTTCAATTTATGAAAATCGCTTGTGACGAGAGCGGCGACGTCATCGACAATGGGTGACGAAAGCCGAGGCATCGCCATATTCAACAAAGTGCGCATATGTGATGCATGCAAAGGTTTTAATTCCATGGAATAGCAAACTTTCATCAGTTCTTTCATTTTTTTATCGATATGAAAGCTTCCGATGCAGACAATAGGTACAGGATGCGGTTGAATCGGCAAAGGTATCGATCCTTTTTTCCCTATTTTTTTCGGTCGAATCAGTTTGATCAGAGCATTGATCCCCCCTTTGTCGCCATTATTCATTCCGTCAACTTCATCCATGATGATGGCAATCTTCTTCACTTGTTTGGAGAACAAGCTGATAATGTTATTGTCGGATACATTTTCGCGACAAATAGTGTCGATAATGGCTTTGTTGCGGATGTCACTGGCATTGTAAGAAACGATGTCATAGTTGAGAGCGCGAAGAGCAGACTCCACGAAAAACGTTTTGCCTACTCCACTGCGACCATAAATATAGAGACCTCGTTTTGGAAGACTGGTGGACGAAGATGTCGAGGTCGAGGCCGTCGCTGATGATGATGATGATGATGATGATGATGATGATGATGATGATGATGATGATGATGATGATGATGATGATGATGGGGATTCGATAATGCGCGCAAGCAATTCGCGAAATTCGGCTTCTTCTTTAGAGCGTCCCAGTAATGGTGAGGTCATTGTTTTTTTCTAAAATCACTCTTTGATGATGATGTTCGTTCGAAGAGATCGTCCTTGTTAAGCGTTGCCTGAAACGGGAGAGAAAAAGGATTCTCGAATAGACGCGACTTCTTTTGCCTTTGTTTAAACCAAAACTTTCTCTCCAACGCATTAGTATTTTTTTGTGCAATTCTTTACAAAGTGTATTTCCCATCCCCACCCCTATCATTTTTCTTTTTTTCCATTCTTCTTCTTCTTCTTGTTTTTCTTCTTCCAAATGATGCCTTGCTCGCTCTCATTACTGGCCTTTGCCGCGCTCTTGGTAGGAATGATAATCACCCATCTTGCGGTTGATCGAAGTCAAGTCATAGAAGAATATAAACGGCAATTGCCGTCGTCGCTGCAATCCTTATACTCTCGATTATCGGGAGAGAGATTGCGTATTTATTATTGTGGATACGTGTTGGGACTGGTCGTTGCAGGTATCTATGTATGGTATTCAAGGATGACGACCATTCAGGGAAGAAAGGGGCAAATATTTTCAAACACATGGGCATTGGTCGCTACGGTTGTCGTCATTTCGTTTGTTGTTCAATATTACTATTATATATTGAGTCCAAAAAGTGATTATATGCTTAATCATATTCAGTCGATAGAGCAAAATCGTGCATGGCTCTCCATGTATCGTCATATGCAAGTGTATTGTCATGGAGGCATGGTTTTGGGGATTGCCGCGGCAGCTATGCTAGCCTTTGCATTTCGCTGCCCCGCGTAATATCGTTGTGCTATTCGTTTTCTATTTTCAATAAACTTGTGGTTCCTGCGAACGTAGCTGTATTTGTAGACGGTGGCATCCCCGTACAAGGAGAAGGGGCTCCGTAGTTGATTCCATCCCAAGGAAGATATCCCAAGGTGGTAGTCGAAGCTTGGAATTTGTCGCAATCGCTCGGAGCTGTACTCCACGTAATGGTCTGATTTTTATTCATTTGATTTACGCAGACGAGGCCTGTTCCGTGAATATCTGTCCAGTAGTCAGGACAGCTAGCAGTCAGAGGCGGCCAAGTTTGGGTGCCGACTTGATTGCTCAAAAGGACAGCCTCCAGCACCAAACAAATAATCAACAAAATTACCGCGATAGCCAGTACGGTCTTTTGAAATGTATCGAGCTCCATAAATCTTTCCAAGAAATGAAAAATAGACAAGGGATTGTCGGGGTACAAAGGGGATAAAGGGTGGAAAAAAAATAAGATTGCAAACTTGTAAGAAGTTCAAGACATTTTTTTTCTTTCTCCCTGTGTAGATCATTTAGGACCACCCATTCCCCTCCTTGCTTTTTCATTCCTTCTCCCCCCCCATCCCATACAATCCCTATTTTTATGAGCTTTTCTACAAAACCTTCCAATGGACGAGTCGATCTTCGAGGCGGACCAAAAGGGCCAAACACCAGCGATTTGTTTCAAATGTATGACCGCATTCCAGTGAACCAACCAGTCACTTACCGAGATGCCACCGAAGGAATTTGGAGTCGAACGGTTCTCTCCGATACATTTTTCTCCTCCCAAAATATCCAGCTTCTCCAAAACGGCATCCGATTCGGTGTGTATGAAAGGTCCATGGGCCAGTACGTGATTGGCAATCAAGACGTCGACCAATTGAAAATCATAATGAGAGCCATCTATTTGGAAAACGCACAAAACTTATGCGATGATATTGCAGGACAAATTGTGCGACTTAATAAAATGGTTTTGGATTATGCAGTGAATCAAGTGTATGGCGAAGCTGTCGGCTATAAAAAATATCTCAAAGATGTGAGTGAAATGTACCGCCCTATGGATCGGCCTGTCTTATCGACCCTAGCCGACAAACAACTTATTATGAAACCATGGTTTTAAGCGCCCTCCGTCCTAAAAGATTGTCGACAATTTGTCATATGCAGGATGATCCGAACCCCGAATGCGCTACACAAAGCTTTCAAAGATATATTTTTTATGGATATATACAACTCGATTTCGATCCTAAATCTCAAAAACTAAAACAAAACAAAACAAAACAAAACAGTCACTAGAAATGTTTATATTTTGGAACCAATACCCTTCTTCGAAGAAATAGGTTTCCCCGCAGCTTTCTTTGCTCCCGCCCCTGGCACTACCTCCCTAGAATGATTTCTTCTCCATTGGTCACGAAAAGCCACATAGGCTCTCTCGAAGTCGGCTAGTTCGCTTAACCAAATTTGATCAGGACTGGTTCGGTGAAGGTCTTCCATCTCCAATTGAAGAGAGTGATATTCTCCCTCCAATTTCGATACGTTTTCTTCAGTCACGCTATCCATGGGCAATCGGAGCAGGTAATTGAAGGGAGCCCCGCCTCCCTCTTCTTTTGGATCGAAACCGTTCGACCGCAGGAATTCTTCCAATTCATCTCTTCGACGCCCACGTAACTCTATTTGTCCGTTCAGAATCATCATGATATAACGATGACGATTCCCCACCCATTTGAGTGTTTCTGTCATCTTGGCCAACTGATGAGCCTTTCGTTTTGCATACAGACCCAATCGCACACCGAAAAAGGAATCCACAATATCTTCCACACGCGCATATTTGGTGAGAACATCGTTGGCATCAAAGAGATGCATGTTGGAAGTGGTGGCCACCGAGCTGAGTTTGAGAACTTTTTCTAGTCCATTGAGAACGCACGCAGGATACGCATCCGACCCGCTCAACCCAACCAACCATTCCACCGCTCCCTTCGAAAAGGTCAATACAAAATCGACCTGTGTATCCGTGCTCATATCCACATAATCTTTCAAGACAACGGGACAAGGGTCTGCCTGCAGAGATTCCACAAGCGAGGCAAGATCGGGTTTTTCCAAAAGAGACTCTAAATACTCTTTAAAATCAGCAGTCCACATCCCCACAGGAAGCTCAGTGACACGAATTTTGTCGCCTCCCATGTTCTCAAAACATCCCTTGATAAGATATCGGCGAGGCTCCGTTCCTCCGTCGTCTTCAAAGAGTGGGAAAATGCACCCTCGAAAGTTCTCATAGTAGGGATGAATGACACTGTTTTGAGCTACGCCAGATTCCGAGGGTCCCAGCCTTGTACGCAAAAGCGCTACCAGATCGATCGGATTGTAACTGAGAATCTCGGTGCTGTATCCCGTTCCAATGCCCTTGCATCCATTGACAAGCACCATCGGCAAAATAGGAGCGTAAAAAGCAGGCTCGACAGGATCGCCATCGTCTTCCAAGTAAGACAGGACGGCATCGTCTTCTTGGGGAAATAGCGCTCTCGTCAAGGGATTCAGCTCCGTGAAAATGTATCTCTCGCTGGCACTGTCTTGGCCACCACGCAATCGTGTACCCATTTGACCATTGGGCATCAGCAAATGAATATTGTTACTTCCGACAAAATTCTGAGCCATGCCAACAATAGCCGCGTTCAAACTGGCCTCTCCATGATGGTAGCTAGAATGTTCCGAAACATATCCGCTAAACTGCGCCACTTTGATTTCACGCGTGAGAGGTTTCTTGAAAGCTGCATACAGGATTTTGCGCTGCGACGTCTTTAGTCCGTCCATCAAATGGCACAGGGAACGAGCACAGTCATAAATCGAAAAATGTCGAAATTCTTGGTCAAAGAAATGAGGGAGAGAGACGGCGGTGCGACTGGTGTCAAGAAACGATTCCTTTTGATGCAGCTTTAGCCATTCTTTTCGCTCCCCTGTCTTCTTCTTGTTGAAGATGAGATCGAGCGCGGCGTCGCTGCTAACTCCGTTGTGTTCGAAATACACAACTTTCTTTTGTTCAAAGTACTCGCGAAATTCCTTGCTGGTGCTGGTTCCAAGACCTTTGTAGTATTTGATATGCCACGAAGTCCCTCCATTCTCCGACAAGCTCTCTTTCCACGCTCGATATTCGCCTTCATTGTAAAATGCCAACGAAGTCCCGCCTTTGGTCGCCTTCAAAATAGGGGTGTTCATGAATCCGAGAAACCCAGGAAGGCGTAAAAGAGACGGCCATTCGCAGTCAAACAAGTTAAGACACAGGCCTTTGATATGCGATCCGTCCAAATCCTGGTCCGTCATGAAAAGGACTTTCCCGTAACGCAAATGTCGCGCCACATCTGCGGTCGAAGCATACACTTTGCCCGTTTCCAGCCCCAAAATCTTTTTGATTTCTGCAAATTCTTTGTTCTCGGCCACGCGTTTGGTTGTCTCTCCGCGAACATTCATGGGTTTCCCCTTCATCGGGTAGACGCCAAAAATGTTGCGGTCCTCTTGTGACAATCCCGACACGATTCCCGCTTTGGCAGAATCACCTTCGCAAAAGATAAGGGTGCAAAGATGTGATTGAGACGCCGTCCCCGCCCAATTCGCATCGGTAAGTTTCGGGATGCCGCGAATAGATCGAGTCTTGCTACCATCCGTCTTTTTGGCGGCCTTTTGTTCCTTGGCCTCGCAAATGGCGCAAGCGGCATCCAAGACTCCCAATTTGGAAGCTACTTTCTCGACAAAACCATCGCTCACCGTGCAAGTAGACCCAAATTTGGCCGACGGCGTGTTCAAAAAATCCTTGGTTTGACTGTCAAAAGCGGGATTCTCAATGTCGCAACGCAAAAACAAAATGAGTTGCTCCTTGATGGCAGCGGGGGCGACCTTGACTTTCTTCTTGCGCTCCACCAATTCCTGCAATTTTCTGGTAATTTGCCCGAGAATATAATCGACGTGTTTGCCCCCTTTCGATGTGCAAATACCGTTGACAAAACTCACATGAGCAAATTCGTGAATCGGCGAGAGAGCCACAACATATTCCCAACGATCGTTGCCGATCTCATGAATACGAGATACGCTGGTTTTGTTTCCTCCCAAATAGAGGTCGACATACTGGGCAAACGTCTTGATAGGCAAAACTTTCCCGTCCAGTTTTACCTTGACTGTTTTGTCCGTAATAGCGGCAACATCCAAAACGCGCTTGTAAAGGAGGTGTCGACTGGGTTCATCTAGACGTGAATCGGGAAGACCTAGGCGGGCGTAGTCGGGCGTAAACGTGATACGAGTATAGGGTTTGGCCGTGGCTGATGTTTTGGTGATTTTGGCAGGAGAAATGGTCTCAAGATTCTTGCCAAAATGCTGGACGTATTTGAGATGACGAACGTGGTCAATCGTTTCCACGCTCCCACCGACACTCCAAATGAAAACGAGTTTGATACCGAAACCATTCTTGCCGCCGACGATCTTCTTTTCTTCTTTGTTGTAATTGGTTGATGTGCGAAGGCGCGCAAAAATCATTTCGGGAATGTAAATGCCTGTCTCGGGATGTTGGGCGATGTCGATACCGCTGCCGTCATTGGTGACAGTAATGGTTCCTGAGAGGGGATCAATGGTCACGTCGATGCAAGAAACGGGCAGAACATTGGGGTGGCCTTGCTGGATTTGTTGGCGTGTGCGGACAGCATGGTCACGGGAATTCACAATGACCTCGTCAAAGAGTTTCAACAGAGCGGGCACGTATTGCACCGTACGAAGAGCGATCATCCATTCTCCTTTCGGAGCAGCCGCAGCTATGGCCGCAGCAGAAGCTGAAACAGTACTTTCGGTTTCCGCATCATCATCGATATCATCGACAGCGTCCACGATTTCCATGGCTGCACCCCCTGCGCCCCCTCCGCCCATCTTCTCGACGGAATTTACCACAGGTTCAAGAACCACCGTCCAGTCCTGCGCAATCGTCATTTCTACACTTCCAATGTAGGTATCGGGGTTACTAAGAATATGTTCTCTTTCTGTCTTCTGCTGGTAGCGCGCTGACAGCTCAGAAGATTCTTTCGAAGAAGTCGTTTTACTCATTTTGTCTTTGGTTGATTGAATCTCCTCTTTGCCGCCAAATACTTGTCTTTTCATTTGTTGTGTTTAAATTATGATTGTCGTTTCATAAAAGAAAAGAATGAAATGGGAAAAAAACTACTTTCTCCTTTTCTTTTGACAACCTTCAACAAAAATGGAAAATGACAAATGCCCATCACTTTATGAATTTTTTGAAAGAGAAAAACAAAAATATTTATCATTTGGTTTTTGTTTTTGTTTTTGTTTTTTGTTTTTTGTTTTTTGATTTTGATTTTTGATTTTGTTTTTTGATTTTGTTTTTTGATTTTTGTTTTTGATTTTTGTTTTTGATTATTGATTTTGATTTTGGAAATGTGGAAGAAAAATCATTATTTTATAAATCCCTTTTGAAGATGCAAGCTCCCTCGAAGATGGCCTACACTCCTTCTACTCAACCTGTTCTGGACGCGGCCATGCAAATCACCAAGTTCATTCAAGCAACGATCATCGGATTCATCTTTGCGATCCTCTTTACAAGCATTGTAATGTCCGTCTGCGGATCCGTGTTTCCCAATCGATCCTATCATCGTCGATTTCGCTAGCAACCATTTAAAGGAATAAACGTTTTTATTAAGCAAAACAAAGTTTGACATTGTTTTTCTTCTTTTTCATTCATCATTCTAGTCCTTCCCCCAACCCCCCCCCTCCTCTTTGCGAAATGAACGAAGAATCTATCCATTCCAACATAAAAGAAAAACTCGATTTTTACATCGCCCATGGCAAAATCCCCAACATTGTGTTTCATGGAGAAGCGTTCCATGGGAAAAAACATTTGCTACGATATTTTATTAAAAGCCTTTATCAAGGCGACTCCGAACTTATCAAAACATACGTCATGTTTGTAAATTGTGCCCACGGCAAAGGCATCAAATTTATTCGTGATGATGTAAAATTCTTCGCCAAAACTCATATGCACTGCGATCAGCAAAATTTATTCAAAAGCATCGTCTTTTTAAATGCCGATCATTTGACCATCGAAGCCCAGTCGGCTCTTCGTCGATGTATAGAACTGTATTCCCATAGCACAAGATTCTTTATCGTGCTCGTCGACAAATACAAGCTCTTAAAACCGATTCTGTCTCGTTTTTGCGAAATTTATGTACCTGTTCCTCGTCTGCCTCTAGATGACAATGAAGAAGGGGTAGGCGGTCGAATGATTGCCGTTCAAACGTTGGGGAAACCGATTTTTGTCAACGATGACACAAAATTGGAGCAACGTGCAGCGTGGCTCGCCCAATACATGAGCGAGGACTGGACTGTCGCTTCTGCCTCCAGCATTCTTTATGAGAAAGGATATTCTGCTTTGGAACTGATGGACTGGCTGAAGAATAAAAGGCAAACCGAATTAAAATGCGTCGACAAACACCAACTTCAATTTATGTTTGAAAAATTCCGCCGCGAAATCCGCAACGAAGAATTACTCCTCTCAATGATTCTCCATTTTGTTTCTCAATCGAATACCCAATGGGAAAATTTAAGCTTTATGTGATACAAAAGGAGGCCTGAAGCCTAGGTTCGTTCGGGTCGCGTTGACAAATATGGCCGATTCCCTTTAAAAAAAAAGCAAAATCGAATCATCTCGTTTTTCCCCCCACCAAAAAACATTACTTTTTAGATTTGACCTTTAGGGGCCAAAAACTTTTTCCGCACGCAACGATGGACGATTTTGTCGTGAGTTCCCTGCAAGAATCCAAAAATGAATGGGTTGCGCGTCTCATTTATGTTTTGACTCCTCACATAATTGAAGGAATGAAATCCATTTTTGACGAGGCAGTAAAGTTGTGCAAAGACAACAATGAGATGGAAAAATATCTCATGACGTTTCAAAATTTTGTATCTCGCATCCCCAAATGGAACGAAAGTATCATTGATACAGAAACAAAACGTATCGTTGAACGTAGTTCCTGTAAGTATTTGGAAGATTTGATTGTTTGTGTCCACATTATTCAGTTGAAATTGTTGTCGGCCATCCGTGTTGGGCAAAAGCAAAAAAAAATCAACGTGAATATTCCTAAGCTCAACGATTTTGTTCACAAGGTGTATATTCACTTGGCTCGCAAAGTCTACAAAAATGTCTATTTGTATGAATTGAACGTTTCTCCCTTGAAACTGCAACGAAATTTGTATAATCTAGAGCGTATTGTCGAAGATTGCATCATGCATGCGGTAAGGGAAAGCATTCCCTTGGAAGCTCTTCTCCAGGCATACATGGACGAATCCGTGGAAGAGGAAGTAGTCGAAGAAATTAAAGAAGAAATCGTCAATGTAGAACCTGTTGTCCCCCCCAAAGCGGCGACGGGGGCAGCGGGATCCATGACTTCTTCCGATAGTATCACTGGCCCTCTTACCAATGCTCCATCCTCCATTTTATCGGCACCGTCGGCAGCAATCCCTTTTGAATCCAGTCTCTCGGAAGGCGGCCTGGGCGAAATTCTAGAAATTCCCGACCTCAGCAAAATCGATCTCTCTGCTGACCTTTCTTCCGCTCCCCTTGCCAGTGACTTGCTTACCCCTTCCAGTTCTTCAACAGCCGCCACTTCTCTAAAATTCAATGACATGGATTTTGTCCGAGACTCCAACAATAAAGACGACGTCATTAGTGCCCCCAAAAGCATTGATCGTTTGGAAGAAATTAGTCGCATACGTCATGAGCAAAGTAAATTGGACAATGACGACGACGATGATAGTTTCAAGATAAAAATCGGAAAAGAAGACATATCCAATCTTGATGGTATAAAAATCGAATCGCTCGATTTGGGTGGGATCGGAGGAAGTTCGGGAGACAATCTCGACATTTTCGGCGACATCGAAGAACTCAAATAAAATTACCAAATAAGGAAGGCGTTTCCGTTGGAGCGATCGTTCGACGACCACGACAAGTAAACTCTTGCGACAAGTCGATGGCAGACGAAGGAGGTCGCTGCTCTCCGTAGTCGATGCGAACATCACGCAATTGCACTTGGGTAGCCTCCGACGATTGAACTTCCATGGCGATGTCCCACATATTTGTTTGGGGAATGGTCCCTAGATTTGGATGACATGTCTTTAAGTTCTCTTTTTTGATTTCGGTTTTGCGGTTGTTCTTTTTGTGAATCCTTTTGCAAATGTTAATCATTGTGCTTTGCATGACTTCGGAATGGGACACAGCATAGATGACGGGCGATTGATCTTTCATTACCGATCGAACCCAGTGAATAAATAGAAACACCGAACTTTCTCCGTAATACTTGAGATAGGTCGGAGATTCGTTTTCAAACGGGATGGTGAGAGGAGACCCGCTGGCCCCCAAAATATCGAATAATTGATTTTTATTTTTCGCGTTCTTCTGCATTTTGTTAATTGTATGCAGGGTTTTTGTGAGGTATTCCGCGCCCTGGGCGTCTCGACGGGTGGATCGAGATCGTGACAAACTGTATGGTCGCAAACGTGAACGAGAATACGAAGACGATCGAACTCGGTAAGAAATATTGGAATCATACCTCAACGATGATCGGAGATGACCACTCGGCCGTCGTGAGGTGGGATAGAGATCAAAAGAAGATTCCCCCAAAAGCGGAAAGGTCAATCGAACCGATCTGCGAGCATCAAGAATGCGATTCAGTTTGTTGGCAAATACGCCCAAAATGGGAGCCCCGTACAATTGACGGCGAATGTTTTCTAAATCGCGGAAAAACAAATGCAATTGCTCAAACTGGTCGCGTATCAAATTAAGAGGATTGTTTCCAAAGTCGTCGGCATTGAAATGCATTTCTTTTAAGTAAGGAGAAATCACCAAAAGAAAAGGCTTTTTGGGGTCACTAAACGGCAAATATTTTAAAATCGCCGTAATCCAGGTGCGTACAAGACAACTTACATAGACTGTCGAAATCACAGGAATGGTATGTTCTTGTTGTTGGCGTTTCGAGACGATGGTTTGTTTGTCGGTAGAAAGCGCTGTTAGAATTCCCCACACCGACAAATTGGCGTCGGGATAATAGGTGGGAATCTGCGTATCCCCTGGGGAGCCCATGTTTTTATCATCAGCCATGTTGTTGGTGGAATGACCATGGCGAGTAATGACAAACAATTGAGATTGGGGTGTGGCGGAAGAAGCTTCTATGGCTGCAGTAATGGCTCTTTTGTTACGATAAGAAGATCGATTCGAAGAGCGCATTAATGTTTTTGAACGAGACTTATTGCTACTCGTGGGCGTTCGCCGCATAGGACGGGGAGATGCAATTTCTTGGGAATCGGACATCAATAAATCAAAAAGAGTAAAAAAAATAATTTTTATGAATTCATTACTTCTCTAGGACCGAAAAAAAATCACAATTTGAAATCATCAATCTTGCTCCGCCGCCCCCCCCTCCTTCCTCACCCCTCAGTATCCCAAGAAATGCCTGCTGCTGCTCCCCTTCTGGCTGCTGCTCATTTGATGGAAGGTTTTGTTTCTTTTTTTCGTGGACGCCATCCCATATTTTACGGGGTCATGGCTTTTCTTGTCCTTTTTGGAGCTCTTGTAGAGCAAAACATTCGTTTGACGTTTGCATTAGACGACCTTCATCGACGCGTGACTCGCAACGGTATTTCGTTGGAAAATCATGTGGATCGCCGCTTGGAAGAAATTCAGCAAAACTGTATTTCTACCACTCATTCGCATGTCGGACAATTAGCGAAACATGTCGAGGCGATCTCCCTTCATGTGGAACAGTTGTCCACGAATTTTGGGGGAAGTATCAAGGAGATTCAAGAGAAAGAACTAAGTCCACTTGTGAAACGAATGGACTATGCCGCCTCGCAAAATTTGATTCGCCGAGAAGAAAATGCCCTTTTGCATCTCCGTTTCTCGGAAGAGCTATCGAAAATCCAATCCATCATGGCTGACCTAAATAAGCAAGTTACGCATTTGCAACGCATGGTAGAAACGACCCCTGATGTTGATGCCAAGTTGTCAGAAGAAGAGATTCAAAAGGTTACGCAAATTATTGTCAAGCATGTGGAAACATTTATGACTACGTATACGGAGGATCTCTTGGAGCAAGTTCAAGAGTTGGCATCTTCGGCAACATTATCGACCCTACGTACCCACATGCATACGGTTGCCTCGTCTCCAACGACCAAAGCGGGATCGATTCCTTCTCCCAGGCTTTCTATTCCAGACAAAGCGTGTGATATTTTGGCCTGTGGAGTTGTTGCTGGCAAAGCCAAGTATTCTTGGTATCCTTTCAACGCTTCTTTGCTGGCTTTTGAATTCACTCGCACAAGCAATGGAGAAATGCATCCGTCTGCATGGGACCTGGAATTGATGACCGATGTTCAACTGGATCAGTTCCGTTCTGTCGAAACGCTTTTGTTGACGATGACAAATGTGGGCCATGAGATTGTCAATGTCAGCGATTGCGAACACTTTGACTTTTGGACGGGATCTGGATCGGGCTCTTCTCTTTTCCACCCTGGCATTCCCTCCATGGATTGTGCGGTGCTCATGAAAATTGGTGTCCCTTTTGGATGGCGAGCAATGTCCAAATTAACCAAGCTTTTGATTCGCAATCGCGTCGGGAATATCCAGGTCAAGATTATCATGGCCGCGACCCATGCGATGTTTGAGCAGCAAGAACGCTGGATTCAAGACAACGAAAGAAAAGATCAGGAAAGTGGAGACGCTGAGACCATTGTCGCGCTTCAAAAAAAGATCATGTCCCAGTTCAGCAATAATCTGCATCTTTTGGTTTCCTTTTTGGTGTCTTTTCATGAGATGAATCCTGCTGACCGCGTTGCAGACATGATTACGATTTCGTTTGTGGGATCGCAGGAGACTGGCGGCGTTCTCGACCTCAAATATTACAAGGATGTCGATCTATATTTTTCCAGTCCTGACATGCAACAACTCGTCAACTTTTGCACCACCAAACAGATCAACTTGATGATTCGTCGTGAAGACTCTATGTTATCGACGAGCATGCTCCTCTACGAACTTGTTCATTCTCCAAAACCCATGGCGGCGTCAACCACTTCAGGCTCAGCCAGTGTAGATCCGACGACTATCAAAATGGAAGTGGGTCAATGGTTTAGCAAGTTGAGTCCGATCATGCGCGCGCGCGTAAAACCCATGAAGGGCAAACATGCCCGAGAAGTGGTTCTGTTGGAAGACGGCGAAATTGAAGAGGAAGAGGACATGGACGCGGATTACGACAATGACGACGACGACGACGACGATGACGACGAGATCGACGAGGTCAACGACGGCTGTGACATTGACAGCAAATGCGTAGAAGAAGGAGATCGAAAGGGCCACAGCATTTTTGACGACGATCAAGATTTTATGCAAAGCTTGGAGTTTGAAGAATGGATGGAGACAAAACTTTCTGCTGTTTGTGTCCACCCTCGCCAATCCTACAAAGAATCCGCTGTGTAATTGTTTTTTTGCTTCGCTTTTAGTATGTAGATTTAACTCCGCCCGCTCCCCAATGACTGTTGTGTCCTCGATAAGGGTTATAAATGGAACCACATTTTGCAGGGGCTACACTTCCTCGATTGCGCACCCTTTGTAGTCTTGTTTTGGCGTCATTTACGTTTGGTGCTTTTGTGGAATAAAACGTGGCTGGAGGCAAGCCTTCTTTGAACGACGTTTTTCCAATGGCCGCTGATTTTTTGGCCGCTAAATACATAGAAGAGCAGGCGGGAGCGACATAAGACGTCGTTTGGCACATTGGAAATGATCGCTGTAATCCAGCGACATAGTGAGTGGATGGTTGAGAGCGAGGAGCATGAATGGCTCTGCCAACCCCAAAATTGTTTTGCGTTGTATTGGTGCGAACATATTGACTCCGTTTGGATGCAAAATCTCCACCAGCCGAGTCATATTGAAAATGAGGAGGGTTGGGATGAACACCATTCAAAGCGCCTAAATTATGTTGTAGCATTTGAAGCGGTGTGTTGTGTGTGTTTCGGCTCATTTGAACGGAAGAGCAATTATAGCTTCCTCCCAAAAATGGGATATTGCAGTACTGATAAAATGCAATGGTTGTCATGATTGTCTTGAATCGACGGAAATGAGAAGAGGAAAGTATCGGTGTGCTAAAAAAGAGGGATGGATTTTTTTAGTTTTTACTGCTATGAATAGACAGATTTTTTAAAAGATCGTCACTTATTTTACCAACCAATGAGGTTTAATATAAGTAAATGTCAAAGATCGTTTGGATTCTAAAGTTAACTCCGTCTCACCCGACGGTCGGCAAAAGAAATATCCTTGAAACATGGAGGAAGAACTAGAAGGTAGAATGGAAATGGAATGGCTTGTGTTATTCACGACGGTATATATATTTCCGTCATAGACAAGACCGCTAGGTAATCTTACTGTTTGTGTCTCTTCTCTCGGAAGAACAAAAATTGTATTAGTAGCTGCTAAAGGGAGGTTTACGAGGGCGCCGTTGAGATATTGTACGTTATTCTGGTGAGGAGGGGCTACAAAAGCAGGGGTGGGGCTGGGCGTTGGTGTCGGTGTCGGTTTCGGGGTCGGAGCCGAAGTCGGTGTCGGTGTCGGTGTCGGTGTCGGTGTCGGTTTTGGAGTAGGTGTCGAAGTCGGAGTTGGTGTGGGAGCAGTGGTTGGTTTTGGAGTCGGAGTTGGTGTAGGAGCAGTGGTTGGTTTTGGAGTCGGAGTTGGTGTAGGAGCAGTGGTTGGTTTTGGAGTCGGAGCAGGGGTGGGAGCAGTGGTTGGTTTTGGAGTCGGAGCAGGGGTGGGAGCAGTGGTTGGTTTTGGAGTCGGAGCAGGAGTAGGAGCCGTGGTTGGTTTTGGAGTCGGAGCAGGAGTAGGAGCCGTGGTTGGTTTTGGAGTCGGAGCAGGAGTTGGAGGGGGAGTCGGAATCGGTTTTGGAGTCGGAGCAGGAGTAGGAGCCGTGGTTGGTTTTGGAGTCGGAGCAGGAGTAGGAGCTCGAGCAGGAGTTGGTGCGGGGGCCACTACATTTGCTTTCAAAGAAGCCTGCGATAATGATTGTTTACGCATCATATCTATTTTCTGCTGATATTGGCGCCTACTAGCTTCTTCTATCGCAGCTTGTTGGGCTTTTTTAAACGCTAATACTTTCATCATATTTTGTTGGTCACTACTTTGTTTATCATCCGATGGATTTTTAGAAGACATATCGTGAAGACTTGTGAAAGAAAGAATACAGGAAAATGCAGAAAACACAAAAAATAACGAAATATAATCTTTTTTAATTCAATATATCAAAAAAAAATATGCCCAAGTTTCTCGATCTCTCCTCCCACCCCTAAAGCTGACATCATTTTTAATAACGCCGTATCGCTTTGATAATAGATTGACCTGCAAAATGGTCATCTCCACCATACGTAAGGTCGTTATAATTTTTCACAATCGCTTTTTGTTTTAAATAACGCACATAGTCGGAATGCTCATAAACAAACTTCACGTTACAAGAAGCAGGTGCAACTCCAGTTGCGTCACAATTACTCATGATGGAACCGAATTTGCCTTTTAATCCATGAAGATTGGGTCGACTTTGAAATGTTTGACAGGGTCCACCACACGAATAATACTTCCTCGTATACAGATCACCCGCATTGTAAACTCTGCGAAATGGCGTACAATTGAATGATTGTGCATTTGGATACGACATGTAATTGTTGTTCCAGGCATCACGAAGGAAAAAACGAGTTTTTGCAAAGTCATGATTGTTATTCACCGTTCCGTAAGCTTGGGGAATAAAACCATTCATACCTCCTCCCAGTCTAGACATGTATCCAGGAATTTGTGGAGGTTTCCCAACCGATCCATAGAGAGAAACAGCTTGCCCAGCCATGATTAAACCAGTAAATTTACTAAATGCAATGCAAAAGAAGAGATATAGATGGAGAAACTTTCTGTTTTGATCTTCAGATTGTAGAAAATAAAGAAAATAATTTTTATCTAATCTTTACATTCGGGAGTCGGAAAATATATTAAAACGAAATATCTTCTAAATCAGATAATCTCCAATATTCGAATGCACCGTTGGCGAGGGGTCTACGGATAATAAACGGGACAGCTTTCATCCGCAATTCCATTTCCGCAATTAATGAAGAATCGATAATATGGTCGGGAATATCAACAAAGGGAACGGCTCCATTGTCCAATTGCAACGTCCGCATGCCTAAAACACGAGTCCGCTCATATTTTGTCAAAAGTGGAATCGTACGGTGCATGGGATCAACAATGTTGTTCTCAGGATCACGAATGACCGTCAAATATGATCGAATCTCGTCTTCATCATGCATGATACATTCAGGATGAGTAGAAGCCAAATAGTGCTCACTGTTCATGCTATGGGTCAATTTTTGAAGAGCGGTATTTCCCATAAACAGATCATCCTCATCCTCGTCTTCATCGTCATCGTCATCTTCATCTTCATCCTCGTCCTCATCTTCATCCCCATCTTCTTTGTCCTCTTCTTCACCAGAGGCTAGAGATTTGACTGAATGTTCGTCTTTTTCATCCTCGTCTTCATCGTCATCTTCTTCCTCGTCATCTTTCTCATCACTATCATCGTCTTTCCCTTTGTGTTTGTCTTTTTTCTTTTTACTTCCCTTGTCGTCGTCTTCGTCGTCTTCTACGTCCAAATATAATCCTGATGTATCTTCTTCATCGTCATTTCCAGACCATTTTCCTTTGCTGCTTTGATCGTCATCATCATCGTCATCATCATCATCGTCATCATCATCCCCACCGCGGTCGCCGTCACCGACATCATTCCGATTGCCGCCACTCTCTTTTTCATCTATAGTAATTTTTACCTTTTTGCCATCGCCGCCATTTTGCTTAAGTAAAGATTCTAAATGACGAACAGACCCACCCAAAGAAGACATGAGAAAGGAAAAGAAAGGAAACTAATTATTAGCCAGAGTTACAAGACGCAAAAGAAATGCAACTAAAACCTTTAAAAAGTGAATCTAGGCGAAGCGTTTTAATATCTTTTTTTTTAAAGAGAATACAAAAAGAAATCTTCCACCCCCCAAACAGCGCTTTTGATTTGTCGTGGGCTTTCTCCGCATAGATTCTCTCGTTGGGACAATACTTTCATGAGCGACGGCATATGGTTCCAACGAAGAAAGGTCCACTGCAACTTCTGTTTTATTTTTAGATGATAATACAGCGGGCAGGATGACAAGTAAGTATCGTAACAATACTGGTAAAAATCTCGAATTTTTACGACTTGTCCTCTCACGAATTCCCTACGCTCTCGATGGGGGCGAAACAAAGACAAATTTGCAGAAGACATTCGCATCTTGTTTTGCAAAGCGTAAAAGTTCTCGTCCTCATTCGGAATCTTGATGCGGTCTATCGTCACGTTCTTAAAATCGGGGTTCTTGCACTCATCGGCTATCTTTTCGACAAATTGATCAACCACACTTTGAAATATCGCATGCACAGCTTCATTCGTGAGATGATTGCATTCTTCGACCAAATTATCTTGACGAAATACGCTTTGTATGTAAGAGAGACTTTCTTGACGAGGGCCTGGTGATTGAGATGGACGAACGTCGCTCTCGTCAACCTGCGCACGCAAACTAGAACCCGATTGGGAATTCCGAAAGACGACATCGTCGTTGCCAATCCGAGGAAAGGAATCCACGAAATAGACAGCAAGAAACCACAGCAAAAACGCAAAACAAGAACAAAAAAGCAGATTCATTTTCTTTCGTGATCAAGTTTTAAAAAATTAAAAATGTGATCGTAAAGGAAATTAAAAGGATCCGCTAATTGCCATTGTTTGCCAGCGATGGTCACATTTGGCACAATAAAATATATATTTCATTTGAATATCATCTACACGAAAAATAAGGACTTCACGATTCGCTGGACCTAAAGATGAATCGACACTTGCCACTGCTGCCGACAAAAGTGCTGGGGCAATGACATTCATGGATGATTCCTCCGAGTTGGGAATGTCGCGTTTAAGATCGTAATTATCTGCCGTAACGGCTTTTTGTCCCACCTCTTCCTCCTCCTTCTTGACCCGCTCATTGGAAACACAATCCTTGTTCGGACACAAAACTTTGTTTGTGCGTGGTATTGTCGGATCATACTTCGTCCAGTCGTTGAACATATGATCAAATGATTTTTCGCTCTGGGTAATTTGGCGGCGCATAACAACCACACTCTTCATTCCTGAGGAAGGATCTGCACTATTGATTTCCAATCCACAGTTTTTGCAATACATAATGAGTACGTTGAAGTCCTGGCTGCTCATTTTTAGATACAGCATATTTTCACAGCGGTCACAAAACTTCATTGGTGAATAGGAATGATGGGGCTGATAGGGGGGGATGGTGGGATGGGGAGAGACAGGGACAGGGAAATGCTATTTCAAATAATGATTTGCGATTAAGAAAAATTTCGTATTATTTAGTATAAAAAATGCAAAACGTAAAATCTCTTTAAGCTGATTCGATCTCGGGTGACTTTAGGCATCCCCCCACTTTGGTCGTGGTCAAGGACAAAAGATCTTGGTGACAATCACGGATCTTTTCCAGGAGGCTGCCGTAATCCAAATCAAATCTCAATTTAAACATGTTGGCAGTGCGACGTACAGGAAGCGGAAATTCTTCCAGTCGTTTGTGCATGAGGTCCATGTATTCATTCACGTGTTGCAGGAAATTCTCTTGCATGATCGGATAAAACTCGTGGAAAGGTTGCAATATTCCGTCGCGACATTGCGTGAGCATATCAATCACGGCGATTTCAATATTTTTGAATTCAATGATATTGTTGTAAGGTTCCACGTCGTCGTGTAGTTTGTGAACTCCAGGTTCATTGAGCAGAGGCTTGTCATTCAACAACAAAACCATCTGAAGAAGGACTTGCCGAATGGTCATGCATGAACTCCATTGTTCTCCTTTCCATGTATTGAGCAACGAAACACAGACTTTGCCATCAGTGTAAAGATTGGGATTGAAGCGAACGCCTTGTCCTTGCGTGCAATATTTCACCACGGGGGGACTAAACGGATAGTCCAACGGGTAGGTCATGTCGAAAAAGTAGAAACCGCCATAATAGGGAGTATTGGACGGGCCAATCACCATCACGTAACCTTTTAACATGTCGGTCTCACTTTGATAGTAATAAATTCCATGAGAGTGGGGAGGATCGCGAATAATGTCTCGAATGTCCCGCGCCAATCGTTTCACACAGTCCCTTGCCATGGTAGGTAGGGAGATAGGGGCGACGGGAACTGGCTCCTTTGGGCTGGACTCAATCGAAGCTTCAGACGACATTTTCCCACGAAAATAATAATTTTTAAATTATCAGTAGAGGAGTTTTGTTGAAACTTTGAGGCAAAGATCCAAGAAAAGATTTAAAACAATGACTCTGAAGATTTCTCTTATTTTCCTTCGTTCCATTCTTTTACTGTCTAAATCATTATTGAACGACATTCTTCGTTTCTTCGTTTAAAAAAAATGCTGGGCCCCATCAAATGTTATTCTTGTGGGAAAGTCTTGGGAGCCATGTATCGCTATTTCCAAGACGAGACCAGACGCATGAAAGGTCAAAGAAGCGACCGAGCTATGGAAATCGAATATCTTACCTCAGACAATACCGACAAATCGGTGCAAGGACAAATTTTAGACAGTTTGAATTTGCGAAAGCCGTGTTGCCGTCGTCATCTCCTCACCCATGTAGATATTCTTTGACTCTGACGGGGAAAAAAAGAAAAGAAAGTACCGAAATTCTTTTTTCTTGCAAATGAAAAAAATTATAATCATCATCTATAAGAATATATCGATTTTTTTTCTCCCCTCTTTTATTACTTTGTTTGCTTGGTTTTACAGTCCGTTTTGTTTCCTTTTTTTTGGATTCTCTAGCAAAGCATGCCATACAAAGATATCAGCAAAAAGAAACGAAACATTGTGTACGGTGTTGATTGGAGCAAAGCGTTTCGCAATCACGTCAAGAAACTACAACGAACAGACAAGTTTTACAAGACATTTACCTACAGCTGTTTGCAGACAAACGAAGACGTTAAAAAGCTTTTCCAAAAAAAGAAGGACGCCTACATTGATGCGTACGTGAAAAAACATGGATTCGCAACACGCCAAGAATATCTAAGGGCAAAAGGAATGGCAGATAGGCCGTTTGTATTTCCTCGGGCGAAATCAAAACGAAAAAGTGACTATAAAAATCATTATCGCCGTTCAACCAAGAAAAATACCTACTATAACAGAGCAATGAAACAGCAAATGATTGGGGGTGGAGGCAACACTATAGCTGGCGGAAATCCTTATGGTCAATCGGTCAATAGTTTTGGGAATGCCCTAAAAGGTCTGCCGCAGCCATATTCGGGATTACCATTCAACCAATAATGGATCATTTTAAATTATTTTCTTCTCTCTTTATTTAAAAAAAAAGACATCTGTTTCAACGTTTTTGGTCACTTCCCCTCTGCGTATACCCACTCTCCGCCACTCCCGCCTTTCCCCCCCCTTCCCCCCCCCCCCCCCCCCCCCCCCCCCCC